GTCAGCAGTTGCTGCAAAACGACGGCCTTCCTCCACCACGTTACTGAGCAGCGCCATCAGCACTTGGCTTGGTTCTTTATACGGCAGCGGCAGGATGTTGTCGCGCAGTGTGCCCGAACCTACGTCAGCATCACGGAACTCGCCCGGAGCGATGGGGGTGTCGGCTCCCTTGATCCGCAACCCTCGTGATTTCAGACCGCCCGGCAGGTTAGAGAGCGTACCAGCATCAATAAGCTGGCGCATCAAAGATGTTGCCGAATTGGCAAAGCCACCGATCAGGTGGAACAGACCGAAGCCATAGGCACCAAACCCGGGGATGTACTGGTAGTGAACGAAGTGGTTGCGCTTGAGCTTCAGGTCATCATCTGGGCGCCAGTTGCGACGGATTGCCAGAATCTCGTTCGTGCCACGAATCAGTGTGACCACATACGGCAACGCAATGCCCGTGGGGTCGCCTTCTTTATCTAAATCCTCAAAGCCCTCAATGTCCAAGTCAACATGGCACTCGTACAGGGTGAAGCGATCATCATTAATATCGCTAAATCCCGTTTCTTTATCTTTGGCTTTGTTGATCTCATCGGTCGCTTTATCTGGCTCCCCGATGTCCACATCGCGGTAGAAGCCCGCAACCTGTAGTTTCGTGATCTCATTCTTAGTTTTACGCATGACGTGAGTCACGCGGTAGCAGGACTGAATCTCCGACGTGCCGTATGGCAACAGAATATCTTCAGCCGGAACAAACACAGAAATCTGACGCCCAAGGCTCGGGTCGTAATAGACCTTCTTAAATGCCGAACCCGTGGCAGGCAGTGACCACAACATCCGCTCATGCTCGGGGCGGAACTCCTGCATCACCTCTGTGAGCTGGTAGTTCATATCGTCCTGCACCCGCTCGGCAGCAGCCTTCTTATCAGGCGTCTCTTTACCGATGATCTTGGTACGCACCGGCCCCATAGCTGGGAACGTCTCCGTAATCGTCTCGCTCTGGAAGCGCACAACCGCCTCGGTAATCATCGGGTGGAATACACCAGACGCGCCGTTCCACGGCTCCGTGCGCTCCTCGATCTGCAGGCCCATCAACTTCAGCCCATTGACATAAGCCTTCTCCCAGTCTTTGCGACTGTTGCGGTCGTTGTCAATATCGCCAGACAGCTGCTCAGACAGCGTGGCTAACACACCATCGGCTACATCATCGGCGAGGTTGGCATCAAAGTCATCCCCGGTAAATTCATCTTTAGATATAGTCAGCTCCATGCCGCCCATACCAATAGTCACCTCTTCAGGGTCAACGATCTCAATCTCAATGGGCTCGGCGTCCATTGATTCTTCTAACCCTGTGGGATTTTGGTACAGTGCCTTGTCGATGTTGGTAGCCATCTAATATCCTTAATAGTACGCGGCCCGTCGGGGCACATAGTAGCGGTCGTCTTTCTCGTCGGAGTCCAATGAGATAAATCCGCCTTGTCTGTAACGTAGCAATGCCTGAGTCGTCGTATCCACGTAGTCGTCGTGCTCGCCAACTGGAAAAGCTGCCATTTCTTCAATAACCTCTCGCGCCCAGCGCGTATCGGGTGCCCAGATTTTACCGCTACTAAACAGATCAGCAACAGCATTAAGTCGCACCATCTTATCGTTTCCGCGACTGGGTGTAAACTCTTGGACTGCAATCCCCATCTGGCGCAGCTCCTGAATCAGCGGCGCTCCAGCCGCCTTCTTCTCCACCACGAACGAGTCCGGCTCCCACTCTCTATAGTGTTTAAGCGCCACTTCCTTCAGTTCGGGGAAAGTCATCCGGTCTTTGAACGCATCTAGCAAGATAACCTGCGGGGCGTTGCCTTCTTCCTCGTTATAGAAGACTCCCCACGTCGTACAGGCCGAATAGTCCGAGTTATTCTTGGTCTCAAACGCCGTATCCCACGACTGAATGATGAAATCACAGGGCGGCGGGTCGTCATTCTCCCAAATCCGCCACTGTTTGCGACTGACGATGGCTGAGGACTCCGATGTGGGCTGCTGCATGTACTGCGCGTTCCAATACCGGGGGTCCAGCGACGCTTTTGTGGACTTTAGGGACTCTAGAGACCACTGCTCAGGCCAGAGGGATTTCTCATCCTCCGTATCCTCGTTCAAAATAGCTGGCAACTCCACGATTTCCCACGGAATCGCCTCTGGGTTCTTGATCTGGTAGTCAATCAGCCTGCCGGTCAAGTCCAGCAAACTCCACCTAGTCATAATAATGATAATCGCCCCGCCCGGCATCAAGCGCTGCAGTGGACCTGTCTGAAACCACGACCAAGCGGTATCAAAAGCTAGGCGCGAGTTGGTTTTTACGTCCTGTTCTGAGTGCGGATCGTCAATAACGAATAAATCAGCACCACGACCGGCAAGAGCACCGCCCACACCAGCAGCGTAGTACTGACCCCCAGCACTAGTAGACCACTTTCCAGCAGCCTTTTGGTCGTCAGCCACCAGCGTGGCGGGGAAAACTTCCTTGTACTCATCAGAATCAATCAGATTTCGTATCCGGCGACCAAAATCTTCGGACAAGCCCGCCGTGTGCGTGCCCATGATGATCTTCTTCTGAGGGTATTTGCCTAAAAAATAAGCAGGGAACAGGTAGCTGGAGAACTCGGACTTACCCATACGTGGGGCAATATTGATAATGACGCGTTTTTTGCGTCCCTCAATCACATCCGTGAAGATTTTTGCCAGCTTCTTATGGTGGGGGCCGATTTTGAACCCTGGGTAGACCGCTTGGGCGAACCCCAGCATGTTGTGGTTTGCAGCCGACAACCGTGCACGTCTCTCTCGGACCTCCAAATCGTCCAAAAGCTCCATTTTGTCCTCAACGGACATGTGCGGAAGCGCCTTTAACAGCGCTTCAAGCTCTCGCTTAGTCAGCGTTGTCAGGTTTTTCAGGTTCATCTGGCTCTTCAGTAGTCACATCAATCACATCCACGACACCCATAAACCGGTTGAGCTTGTCTTTAATACGTTGCTCAATCTCAGCGTCGGACGCTTCTACCTGCTTGACCTCAATCTTCTCGGTAAACAGACCAATTTCAGTAACTTTACCCAGCAGGCCTAGCGCCTTTAGCCGGATGTTGGCGTTGGGATTCTCAACCTCTTCCAGAATCTTCGCCACTGCGTAGCCACGCAGTTCTTTAGCTTGCTCTACAAACTCCCAGTCGTAAGCCGTCAACATTCCAGTCAGATGCCGCACCGCTGCGGGTGTCTTCAATTGCATCAACTGGGCTTTTTGGGCTTCTGGGGGTTGCGCCGTGGCGGCTGCTTTGAACGCATCACGGGCGTTGGTTGTCTGCACTTGGGCGTTTACTTCCTCATCCGACTCGACACCTAGGTCATCTAGCCAGTCTGCTGTAGCGGTTTGCGCATCCAACAGTTCATCCACCCCCACCCGAGACAGGGGTTTGAAGTTTCCCGAACTGGTGACTTCCGGGCTGAATTGCACCAAGTGATTCAACATATTGCGTAGGCCTTGTAACCTCGATGGGCTTAATGTACACTAAAACTGCATGCCCACGCAAGTGTTCATGCTTTGCTTCTCCTAGTTTGGAATTTGGCCCGCTTCGGCGGGCCCTTTTTTGCCCAGCGTTTTTTCAAATTTTTATAAAATTTTTGGGGGCTGGCGTGGATTTGGGACCCCGGGGGTGTCTAAGATTTTACAAAATTTAAATTGTGGCTACGGAATAGTGTTCTTGCTCGTCGCCGTCACGCTGTCAGAGTTTGGGGGATGGGGGTACGGTGGGGTCACGGGATGCCCTGTCAAGGGTTCTCGGAAACACGTTGTGGTATAATA